GGCGCTGCACGACTCGACGTCCGAGCGCGCGGCGGTCTGAGGAGCGATGCCATGAACGACATCACCCTCTTTCCCGCCGACATCGCCGCGATGTCCGTCAGCCAGTTGGCGGCGCTGCCCGCCGTGCAGAAGGCCGAGATCGACAAGAACCTCGACGAGGCCCTCGACTGGCTCAAGAAGGCGCGCAACAAGTTCGACGCGGCGCTCGATGCCGCCTACGGCGAGCAGGCCCGCACGGCACTGCGCGATTCGGGCCGCGACTTCGGCACCGTGCACCTCGACGACGGCCAGCTGCGCATCAAGTTCGAGCTGCCCAAGAAGGTCAGTTGGGATCAGAAGCAACTGGCAGAAATCGCCGAGCGCATCGTGGCCTCGGGCGAGAAGGTCGAGGGCTACCTCGACATCAAGTTGTCCGTCTCCGAATCCCGCTTCACGAACTGGCCTCCGGCGCTCCAGCAGCAGTTCGCCGCCGCTCGCACCGTGGATTCCGGCAAACCGTCCTTCACCCTTTCTCTCGATTCGGAGCACTGATCATGAGCACCAGCCTCATCGCTTCGCTGCGCAAGCAGCTGCCGTCCATCTACGGCGAACACCTTCCCGACGACATCCGCTATCGCGATGCCGACGGCCATGACGTGGTCGTCGCGCTTGACGCGGCCACGGTGGACGAACTGGCCTTCGCCATCCAGACCGCCAACGCCGAAGCCCTGGCGCTCGGCCGCCGCCGCACCGCACTGGAGGAACTCCACACCGAGGCGCGCAAGCGCGCCGCGCGCGGGGCCGACCGCATCGTCGACGTCGCGTGGGAGGACTGATCATGAGCGCGATCATTCCCTTCCAGTTCGAGGCGCACGCCGTGCGCGTGCAGGTCGACGACGCGGGCCTGCCGTGGTTCAACGCCACCGATGTCTGCGATGCGTTGGAGATGGGCAACCCGTCTCAGGCGATCAAGTCGCACGTCGATGCCGATGACCTCCAGAAATTGGAGGTCATCGACAACCTCGGGCGCACGCAGCGCGCCAACCACGTCAACGAATCGGGCCTCTACGCCCTGATCCTCGGCAGCACCAAGGACGCCGCGAAACGCTTCAAACGCTGGGTGACCGGCGAGGTGCTGCCCGCGATCCGCAAGACCGGCGCGTACTCCGTCCCCGGCGCGCTGGCTTCCTTGCCCGCGCCGACCCACGACCGCGTGAGCGCGATTCTGCTGATCGGAGAGGCGGTCGCCAAGGTGCCGGGCGTCAAGAACGGCATTGCGATGGCGGCGACGCTGACCTGCATTCAGGAGAACACGGGTCTCGCCGTCGAAACCCTGCGCCGCGCGCTGCCCGCCGCCAACGAGCCGATCTGCTCGCTCAACGCCACCCAGCTCGGCAAGCTGCTCAACCGCTCGGCCAAGGCCACGAACCAGTTGCTGGCATCGCACGGCCTCCAGTTCCGCAACGACCGCGACGAATGGGAACTGACCGAGGCCGGTGAAGCGTGGGCCGAGGCCATGCCGTACTCGCGCAACGGCCACAGCGGCTATCAGATTCTCTGGAATCCCGCCGTCGCCGAAGAGTTGAAGGAGGTGGCGTGATGGCCCTCCCGATCATCTCCGCGCAGCAGCGGATGGCTGAGCGCAAGGGTGTCAAGCTGCTGATGCTCGGCAAATCCGGCATAGGCAAGACCACTCGGCTCAAAGACCTCGACCCGGCCACCACACTGTTCCTCGACATCGAGGCGGGCGACCTGGCCGTGGTCGACTGGCCCGGCGACACCATCCGTCCGGCCTCGTGGCCGGAGTCGCGCGACTTCTTCGTGTTCCTCGCCGGGCCGGATCGCTCGCTGCCGCCGGACGCCGCGTTCTCGCAGGCGCACTACGACCACGTCATCGAGAAGTTCGGCGATCCGGCGCAGCTCGACCGCTACCACACCTTCTTCCTCGACTCGATCACGCAGCTCTCGCGCCAGTGCTTCGCGTGGTGCAAGACGCAACCGGGTGCCACCAGCGACCGCACCGGCAAGCCGGACATGCGCGGTGCCTACGGCCTGCTCGGTCAGGAAATGGTCAGCGCCTTGACCCACCTGCAACACGCGCGCGGCAAGAACGTGGTGTTCGTCGCCATCCTCGACGAACGACTCGACGACTACAACCGCAAGGTGTTCGTGCCGCAGATCGAGGGCAGCAAGACCAGCCTCGAACTGCCCGGCATCGTCGACGAGGTCGTGACGCTGGCCGAGATCAAGGCCGAGGACGGCAGCGCCTACCGCGCCTTCGTCACCCACACCGTCAATCCATTCGGCTACCCGGCCAAAGACCGCAGCGGTCGTCTCGACCTGCTCGAACCGCCGAACTTGAACGCGCTGATCGCCAAGTGCGCGGGCGCAGCCATGCCTGCCAGCTCCGCAGCCCATTCCGCCATTCCCACACCCCACGAATCTCAGGAGTAATCGCCATGACCAGCAACTGGAACGACTTCAACGACGCCGAACAGCAACAGGGCTTCGACCTCATCCCCAAGGGCACGCTGGTGCCGGTGCGCATGACCATCAAGCCCGGTGGTCACGACGATCCGGCACAAGGCTGGGGCGGCGGCTACGCCACCGAATCCTTCGAGACCGGCGCGATCTATCTCGCCGCCGAGTTCGTCGTCACCGGCGGTGAGCATGCCAAACGCAAGATGTGGTCGAACATCGGCCTGCACTCGAAGAAGGGCCCGACCTGGGGCCAGATGGGGCGCAGCTTCATTCGCGCCGTGCTCAACAGCGCGCGCAACGTCCATCCGCAGGACAACAGCCCGCAAGCCGCCGCCGCGCGCCGCATCCAGGGCTTCCACGAACTGGACGGCATCGAGTTCCTCGCCCGCGTGGACGTCGAGAAGGACGCCAAGGGTCTGGATCGCAACGTCGTCAAGCTCGCGGTCGAACCCGACCACCCCGAGTACGCCAAGCTCATGGGCGTGCCGCCCAAGACCAAGACCGGCGGCGGCACCTCGGGCGCTCCAGCGCAGGCCGCGCCGTCGTCCTACGCCGCCACTGCCACGCCCGCGCCGCAGCGCGCGCCGGTGACCGGCAAGCCAGCCTGGGCGCAGTGAGGGAGGCCGATGAAATGCTGGGTCTGCAAACGACAGGCGCGCGGCTACGGCCACACAGATGGCCGGTTCAAGACCGCCGATCCGCGCCGCTATGTGATCGACTGGGTGTTCTGCTCGCGCCGCTGCCAGGACGCCTTCCACATGCTCTACGGCAACTGGACGTGCGCGAAGGAAGGCCGTGTCGGCATCAGGGAGGTCGCCATGATCGATCCGTCTGATGTCGAACTGGGCGCGATGCGCAAATGCCTCAAGGCCTTCGGCGAGGCTGCGGGTGAGATCGGCTTCGGCAAGCCGCTGGGCGACTACTCGGAAGCCGAGGCGCTCTGCGTCATCGACGCCATCGTCACCTGCTACACGGAAGCGATGGTCGAGCACCACGAGGTGACCAAGTTTCCACCTGTGCGCGGCATGGCTCCGACGCCCGACCCGATGGCCAATCCCTTCGCCGATCTGGAGGACGACAAGTTCTGGGAGGCGAAGCCATGATGGACTTCAACTCCTCGTCCAGCCTGTCCGGCCAGATCACGGCACTGGTCGATCTCGGCATGCAGCGCGTCCGCGCGCAACAGCCCGCGCGCGACTACCTCGGCGCGTCGCGCCTGGGCGCGGCCTGCGAGCGCGCCTTGCAGTTCGAGTACGCCAAGGCTCCGGTGGATCACGGGCGCGACACCGAAGGCCGGATGCTGCGCATCTTCGAGCGCGGCCACGTCATGGAGGACTGCATGGTGGCGTGGCTGCGCGACGCGGGCTTCGACCTGCGCACGCGCAAGCCCGACGGTGGGCAGTTCGGCTTCTCCGACGCGCACGGTCGGCTGCGCGGACACGTCGATGGCGTGATCGTCGGCGGGCCGGAGGGCTTCCGCTACCCCGCGCTGTGGGAGAACAAGTGCCTCGGCGCGAAGTCGTGGCGCGAGTTGGAGACAAAAGGCCTCGCGGTGGCCAAGCCGGTGTACGCGGCGCAGGTCGCGCTGTATCAGGCGCATCTGCAACTACACGAGCACCCGGCGCTCTTCACGGCGATCAATGCCGACTCGATGGAGATCTACGTCAAGCTGGTGCCCTTCGACGCCGCGCTGGCGCAGCGCATGACCGACCGCGCGGTCAAGGTCATTTCCGCGACCGAAGCTGGTGAGCTGCTGCCGCGCGGCTTCAACGATCCCACCCATTTCGAGTGCCGCATGTGCGCGTGGCAAGACCGCTGCTGGAGGCCGACATGAGCCACACCCCTTTGAATCAGGTACTCGGTGAACAACTGATCGACGTGCGCCAAGCGGCGCTGATGTTCAACCTTCCGACCTACTGGCTTTCGCAAGCCAAGGAGCGCAAGGCACGCCGCATTCCGCATTACCGCGTCGGCAAGCTCGTGCGCTTCAAGCCCAACGAACTGGAAGCCTGGATCATCGCGCAGCAGTCCTCCGGCCAGGAGGCTGCGGATGCTTGATTTCAACGACACGCAAACCCCTGTTCCTCGTGACCTCGACGCCGAACGCGAAGCGATCCGCGCCGAACTGCTCATGCGGCTGGATTCAGTGCTGGCCGCGCTGTTTCCCGCAGGCAGAAAGCGCGGCGGCAAGTTCCTCACCGGCGACGTACTCGGCAGCCCGGGCGACAGCCTGGAGATCGTGCTCGACGGCGACAAGGCGGGCTTGTGGACGGATCGAGCCACGGGCGACGGCGGCGACATCTTCACGCTGATCGCCGCGCACCTCGGCATCGATGCCCACGCCGATTTCCCGCGCGTGCTCGACGCGGCGACCGAACTGCTCGGACGCGCTCCGGCGGCACCAACGCGCAAGAGCAAGAAGGAAGCGCCCGTCGACGACCTCGGCCCGGCCTCCGCGAAGTGGGACTACCTCGACGCTTCCGGCAAGCTGATCGCAGTCGTCTACCGCTACGACCCGCCCGGCCGCAAGAAGGAGTTCCGCCCGTGGGACGCGCGCCGTCGCAAGATGGCTCCGCCCGATCCGCGCCCGCTCTACAACCAGCCGGGAATGACCAGCGCATCGCTGGTGGTGCTGGTCGAGGGCGAGAAATGCGCGCAGGCGCTGATCGACGCAGGCATCGTTGCGACCACGGCGATGCACGGCGCGAACGCGCCGGTCGAGAAAACCGACTGGTCGCCACTGGCGGGCAAGGCCGTGTTGGTCTGGCCCGACCGCGACAAACCGGGCTGGGAGTACGCGACGCAGGCGGCGCAGGCCATCCTGTCGGCGGGCGCGAAGACCTGCCACATCTTGTACCCGCCCGAGGAAGCGGCGGACGGCTGGGACGCGGCGGATGCCGTGATGGAGGGCTTCGACGTCGCGGCCTTCCTCACCCACGGCCCACGTCTCCAGATGCACGACGTCGCCGACGACGCCGAGCCGGTGGTCAGCAGCGACGAATCGGTGTGGGGCACGGAAGATGCGCTGGCGTTGGCCTTCACGCGGCGCTACCACCGCGACTGGCGCTACGTCGCGGCGTGGGGTCGCTGGTTGGTGTGGGACGGCCATCGCTGGCGCACCGAGGACACGCTGGCGGCCACCGACCTGATCCGCAGCGTCTGCCGTCACGCCGCCGTCCACGCCGACAACCCCAAGGTCGCCGCCAAGCTGGCGAGCTCGGGAACGGTCGGCGGCGTCGAACGGCTGGCGCGCGCGGATCGCAGGCACGCAGCCACCACCGCCGAATGGGATGCCGACCCGTGGCTGCTCAACACGCCCGGCGGCGTGGTCGATCTCAAGACCGGCCGGCAACGTGCGCACGACCGCGCCGACCGAATGACCAAGATCACCACGGCCACGCCGGGTGGCGACTGCCCGATCTGGCGGCAGTTCCTCGTCGAGATCACCGGCGGCGACGCCGAACTGCAAGCCTACCTACAACGGATGGCGGGCTACACGCTCACCGGCTCGACGCAGGAGCACGCGCTGTTCTTCCTGTACGGCACGGGCGCGAACGGCAAGTCAGTGTTCGTCAACACGCTGGCCACGATCCTCGGCGACTACGCGACCAACGCGCCGATGGACACGTTCATGGAGACGCGCACCGACCGGCATCCGACCGACATGGCGGGCCTGCGCGGCGCGCGCTTCGTGTCTGCCATCGAAACCGAGCAAGGGCGGCGCTGGGCGGAATCGAAGGTCAAGAACCTCACGGGCGGCGACAAGATCTCCGCGCGCTTCATGCGGCAGGACTTCTTCGAGTTCTTCCCGCAGTTCAAGCTGGTCGTGGCGGGCAACCACAAGCCCGCCATTCGCAACATCGACGAAGCGATGAAGCGGCGGCTGCACCTGATCCCGTTCACGATCACCGTGCCGCCCGAGCGCCGCGACAAGCACCTCCAGCAGAAGCTGTTGGCGGAGCGCGACGGCATCCTCGCGTGGGCCGTGCAGGGTTGCCTCGACTGGCAGCGCCTCGGACGGCTCGCGCCACCGCAGCAAGTGCTCGAAGCGACCGAGGAGTATTTCGAGGCCGAGGACGCGATGGGCCGCTGGCTCGACGAACGCTGCGTGCGCGAGGCTAATGCGAAGTCGCTCACCGCCGAGTTGTTCAACGACTGGAAGCAGTGGGCCGATGCGGCGGGCGAGTTCATCGGTTCGCAGAAGCGGTTCGCCGATCTGCTCGTCACCCGTGGCGTCGAGAAGTGGCGCAACACGGCGGGCTTGCGCGGCTTCCGTGGCGTCGGCCTCAAGCACCCGCCCACGCCCGCTTACACCCCCTACGCCGACGACTGAATGCCATGCCGACACATCCGACTGACGCATTTGACGCACTACGTCGTAACTCCCACGCGCGCGTGCGCGCACACGCCTCATGGGGAGTTTCGAGGCGACCCGTCGAATCCGTCAGTCCTCACCGAACAAGGACTGCAACCATGACCACCATCATCCTCGCCCTCGACTTGGGCACCACCACCGGCTGGGCGCTGCGCGGCAGCGACGGCAACGTCACCAGCGGCAGCGAAAGCTTCCGTCCGCAACGCTTCGAAGGCGGCGGCATGCGCTTCCTGCGCTTCAAGCGTTGGCTCACGGAACTGAAGGCCGTGGCCGACGGCATCGACGCGCTGCACTTCGAGGAGGTGCGCCGTCACGTCTCGACCGACGCGGCGCACGCCTACGGCGGCTTCCTCGCCACGCTCACCGCGTGGTGCGAGCACCACCAGATCCCGTACCAGGGCGTTCCGGTCGGCACGATCAAAAAGCACGCCACCGGCAAGGGCAACGCGAGCAAGGAGGATGTGATCGCGGCCATGAGCGCGCGCGGCCACTCGCCGTCCGACGACAACGAAGCCGATGCGCTGGCGCTGCTGCACTGGGCCATCGCGCAGCACGATCTCGACCAAGAGGCGTGAGATGAAGATTTCGACGCCCAACTATCGCTGCCCCTTGGGTCGCCTCCAGCCCGAGACCACAGACCTCGAAGCGATGAAGCAACGCGGCTGGCGCGACCAGCACATCCTCGTGGTCAACGCGGCCGACGAACGCTTGGACTTCATCGAGCGCGAGTTCGTGCGGCGCATCGGCGAACGCCTCTACGGACAGGGAGGCGCACGTCATGGCTGATCCCCGCACTTGGACAATCGACGACGTGGCCGCACGCTTCGAGGAGGCGGCCAGCACCGGACGACGCCTGCCGCCCGTGCGCGTGCAAGGCTACTTCAACACATGGCCCATCATCGTGCGCAAGGAGTGGGAAGCCTTCGCGGCCGACGAGACGGTCTACCGCCCGTTTCCGCCCACGCCGGATGCCATCGACCGGATGCTGGAGACGATGAAGTGGGTGCAGTGGCTGGAGGTCGAGCAGCGGCACCTGGTGTGGATGCGCGCCAAGCGGTACGGCTGGCGTGACATCACGATCCGCTTCGCCTGCGACCGCACGACGGCATGGCGGCGCTGGCACCGCGCCTTGCAGACGGTCGCCGACCAACTCAATGGCGCCGTCACGTTGTAGGGATTTGGCGTGATTTGGCGCGGGTGGTCGGCAATGCACGGGCATCGGCGGCAATGAGCGGTTTTTGAACCTGCAACAAATCTCCCCGGTCGGGGGTAGTATTTCAGCTATCTTCTGGACAGCGGTGACGGTTGAGGGGATGGCCCAAGGCAAAAGGGGTCCTTCCTTCCCAAATCGCAATGCGGGGGGCGCGAGCGCGGCGCTTTTCTAGCGTCAGAGTGCGAACCGAGGTTCGCACGGTTCGCAGGTTCGCACCCCGTTCAGTTCGCACTTCACACTCCAACCCGCCCACGGCATCGTCCGTCGGCGGGTTTCGTTTTTGGCTGCGCCGAAACGGCGCTGCGCTTGTTTTCCGGAACCCACACCCTTGAATCCTTTGAACGTCGAGTACCGCAAGGTCGAGGCGCTGATCCCCTATGCCCGCAATCCGCGAACGCACACCGACGAGCAGGTAGCCAAGATCGCCGCCAGCATCGTCGAGTACGGCTGGACGAACCCGGTTCTAGTGGATGGCGACAACGGCATCATCGCTGGCCACGGCCGCATGGCTGCCGCGCGCAAGCTCGGACTCGATGAAGTGCCGGTGATTGAACTCGCTCACCTGTCACCATCACAGAAGCGCGCCTACGTCATCTCCGACAACCGGCTGGCGCTCGATGCGGGCTGGAACGAGGAACTGCTTGCGCTGGAGTTGGCTGAGCTGTCCGACGCCGGGTACGACCTCACGCTGACCGGTTTTGAGGATGCTGAGATCGCAGCACTGCTTGCAGACGATGCGAGAGCCGAAGAAGTCGCCCGAGAACAAGACGCCGATGAACCGGACGCCGCAGACGACGTGCCGGATGCACCTGTGTCGCCGGTATCCCGCACCGGCGATGTCTGGGCCATCGGCCCGCATCGCCTGATCTGTGGCGACGCCAGCGACCCGACCGTGGTCGCCACGCTGATGCAAGGCGACGCGGCGCGCCTGTGCTTCACCTCGCCGCCCTATGGCAATCAGCGCGACTACACCTCCGGCGGCATCGTGGATTGGGATGGCCTGATGCGCGGTGTGTTCGGCAATGTGCCGATGGCCGACGATGGGCAGGTGCTGGTCAACCTCGGGCTGATCCACCGCGACAACGAAGTCATCCCGTATTGGGACGCGTGGCTCGGCTGGATGCGTGCACAAGGCTGGCGGCGCTTCGCGTGGTACGTCTGGGATCAGGGGCCGGGCATGCCTGGCGACTGGGCCGGGCGCTTCGCCCCGAGCTTCGAGTTCGTCTTCCACTTCAACCGGCAGAGCCGCAAGCCCAACAAGATCGTGCCCTGCAAGCACGCAGGCCAGGAGTCGCACCTGCGCGCCGATGGCTCATCCACGGCCATGCGCAGCAAGGACGGCGAAGTCGGCGGCTGGACGCACAAGGGGCAGCCGACGCAGGACACCCGGATTCCCGACTCGGTCATCCGCGTGATGCGCCACAAGGGCAAGATCGGTAAGGACATCGACCACCCGGCCGTGTTCCCGGTGGCGTTGCCGGCGTTCGCCATCGAGGCCTACACGGAATCGGGCGACATCGTGTTCGATCCGTTCGGTGGCAGCGGCTCGACGATGCTGGCTGCCCAACGTACCGGTCGCGTATGCCGCGCCGTCGAGATCGCGCCGGAGTACGTGGATGTCGCCATCAAACGCTTCCAACAGAATCATCCTGGCGTTCCGGTCACTCTGCTGGCCACCGGCCAATCCTTCGACGAGGTCGTCACGCAACGACTGCCAACCACGGGTGCCGAGCAATGAGCGCTTCCTGGTTGGCCGAAAAGATTGAGCAGTGGCCGACGGCCAAGCTGCTGCCTTACGCCCGCAATGCGCGCACCCACTCGGATGATCAGGTGGCCCAGATCGCCGCGTCGATTGCCGAGTTCGGATTCACCAATCCGATTCTGGCCGGCAGCGATGGCGTCATCGTCGCCGGGCACGGACGGCTCGCCGCCGCACAGAAACTCGGGCTTGAAGTGGTGCCGGTGGTCGTGCTCGACCACTTGACCCCGACACAGCGCCGGGCCCTGGTGATTGCCGACAACCGTATCGCTGAGAACGCAGGCTGGGACGACGCGATGCTGCGCATTGAGATCGCGGCACTACAGGACGATGACTTTGACCTGTCGCTGACTGGCTTCGATGCCGACGCGCTGGCCGAGTTGATGGCAGGCGACGAGCCGGACGCCGCAGGCGAAACTGATGACGATGCAGTGCCAGAGTTACCCGAGACGCCGATTTCGCGTCCGGGTGATGTCTGGCTGCTTGGTGGTCACCGCCTGTTGTGCGGCGACTCCACGGTAACCGACAGTTACGAGCGGCTGCTCGTTGGCGAGAAGGTGGATATGGTCTTCACCGACCCGCCGTACAACGTTAACTACGCCAACAGCGCCAAGGACAAGATGCGCGGCAAGGATCGCGCGATCCTGAACGACAACCTGGGCGATGGTTTCTACGACTTTCTGCTGGCGGCGCTGACGCCGACCATCGCGCATTGCCGGGGTGGCATCTACGTGGCGATGTCGTCCAGCGAACTGGATGTGTTGCAAGCCGCCTTCCGCGCTGCCGGTGGCAAGTGGTCGACGTTCATCATCTGGGCAAAGAACACCTTCACGCTCGGTCGCGCCGACTACCAGCGGCAGTACGAGCCGATTTTGTATGGGTGGCCGGAGGGCGCACAACGCCACTGGTGTGGCGACCGCGATCAGGGCGACGTGTGGAGCATCAAGAAGCCCCAGAAGAACGATCTACACCCGACGATGAAGCCGGTGGAGCTGGTCGACCGCGCGATCCGAAATTCGAGCCGCCCTGGCAACGTGGTGCTCGATCCCTTCGGCGGCTCCGGCACGACGCTGATCGCCGCCGAGAAATCGGGACGGCTGGCGCGGCTGATCGAGCTCGACCCGAAGTACGTCGATGTGATCGTGCGCCGCTGGCAGGACTGGACCGGACAACAAGCCACTCGCGAATCCGATGGGGTGGCGTTCGACGATCTGTCAGGACTCGGGGAAACTCGGGTAGAGGTCGCCGCTGCTGATATCGGCAACGTAAGTGACGTTGCGGAACTCGTCGGCGTGGTCGGCAAGGATGACGCCGCCGACTGACTTGATTGCCACCCCGTACTGGCGGGTGAGCGCGGTCAATTCGGCGACGAACTCGTCGTAGTTGGCTTCGATGGTCAGGTTGGTGGTGACTGCGGCCATGTCGCTCTCCTCAGGCGGCGAGTTCTTCTTCGACGATCTCGCAGTGAATCACGAAGCCCGTCAGGTAAGGCAGGCCGCGCGGGATGCCGTAGTCTTTGCTGGTCTGGCGTCCGATCTTCCAGCCCATCCACTGCTCGGTGGCGGCGTGGATAGCGTCCGCCAGGGCGCGACCGGCGTGCATCTGGTTCAGGACATCGTCCGCGAAGTGGCGTCCGTGCCGGCTGTCGAGGAAGGCCCGGACTGAGTCGAGGGGCTGGTGCGTGGCATCCGAGATCGCGGTCATCGCCGTCGGCCAGGCTGCGGTGGCGTTCTCGTTCATCGTGCCCCAAAAGCCCCAGGCGTCGTTGCGGGTGGCGGGGATCTGGTTGGTGTTGTCCATCGTGGGCTCCTTGCGGTTGATCGTTGCGACACCCGTAGTAACGCGCTGATCGATTGAGAAGCCAAGCGCCGCTTGGCCTCTTTCTCGATCTTTCTGATCAGGCGATCCGGTACACGCGCTCGCCGCCCTGTTCCTTGTCCGAGGTGATGGTCAGGCCCAGCTTCTTCTTGAAGGCTCCGGCGAAGGTGCCGCGCACCGTGTGCGCCTGCCAGCCGGTGGCTTCGCAAATCTGGCGGATGGTCGCGCCCTCGGTGCGCTTGAGCATCCGGATGACCTCGGCCTGCTTGCTGTTCTCGCGGGTGCGCGGCGCGGTCTTGGCCTCCTGCTTCCAAGTAGCTTCGGCGGCGGCGACGCCCTGCTCCAGTTCGGCGTCGAGCTCTGGCGTCGGCTGCTGGACGCCGGGGCGCGGCATGCCCAGTGCGTCGTAGCCCTCGGCGGCGATGCGCCAGCCCTCGCCGTCGGACGTGATGAGGGCGCGGTTGAACATGCCTTCCAGCACCTTCTTACGCGCGCCGCCTTTGACGTTGTCGGGGAACCACTCGATCTTGCCGTCGCTGGAGTGGATGGCCTTGGCGAGGATGGCGTGCTGGGCCGGGGTCAGTTGGATGGTGCTCATGGTCAGTTCCTTTGCAGTGGTTGATCGGGATCGTGATGAACGCGCTGTTCGCCGGTGAAGCCAAGCGGTTTCCGATTGGGTTCAACGCTTCGTTTCGCGGCCATTGGCCTTGACTTCCTCGGCGGCTTGCAGCCCGGCGTTGAACGCCGCTTCCAGTGCGTCGCGCAGGCACCAGACGCCCACGTCGTGGAAATCGAGGGAATCCGAATGGCGCGTTTGCAGGGTTTCGATGCGCAGGTGCCGCTGGGCGATCTGCGTGAGGAGGTTGTCGAGGGTGTTCATGGCGTGTCCTTACTGGTGATGGCGACGACGTGATGAACGCGCTGTTCCAGATGGAAGCCAAGCTATTTCTCGACGCGGGACGAACGAATGATTGAAGGTGCCGATGGGAATCTCGATTCGCGCCTACGCGCGTCACCGTGGCGTCTCCGACGCGGCGGTGCGCAAGGCCATCGCCGCCGGACGCATCACGCCGGAGGCGGACGGAACCCTTGACCCGCAGCGCGCCGACGCCGAGTGGGCGCGCAACACAGAAGCGCCACGCACCGGTACGCGCGCTCGCGCCGTCAGCGCTGCGGTGCCGCCGGAAACCGCCACCGTCGCGCCTGTGGGCGACGGTCAGGCAGCCTTGCCCACCGGCGGCGCGTCGCTGCTGCAAGCGCGCACTGTCAACGAGGTGGTCAAGGCGCAGACGAACAAGGTGCGGCTGGCCCGCCTCAAGGGTGAGTTGGTCGACCGGAACCAGGCCATCGCCCACGTCTTCAAGCTGGCGCGTGCCGAGCGCGATGCGTGGCTGAACTGGCCCGCGCGCATCTCGGCGCAGATGGCGGCGCGGCTGGAGGTCGATCCGCACACGATGCACGTCGCGCTGGAAGCCGCCGTGCGCGAGCACTTGCAGGAATTGGGCGATCTGCGCCCGCGCGTGGACTGATCGGGAACTGATGGACGTCGACTACGAAGGTGCTGCCGAAATCGAACGTGCGTGGCGCGAAGGCTTGACGCCCGATCCGCTGCTCACCGTGTCGGAATGGTCGGATCGGCACCGGATGCTTTCCAGCAAGGCGTCCGCCGAGCCGGGCCGCTGGCGCACCAGCCGCACGCCATACCTGAAGGCCATCATGGATTGCCTGTCGCCGACCTCGCCGGTCGAGCGCGTGGTGTTCATGAAGGCCGCCCAGCTCGGCGCGACCGAAATGGGATCGAACTGGATCGGCTACGTGATTCATCACGCGCCGGGGCCGATGATGGCCGTGTGGCCGACGGTGGAGATGGCCAAGCGCAACTCCAAGCAGCGGATCGACCCGCTGATTGAGGAATCACCCGCGCTGGCCGAATTGATCGCTCCGGCACGCTCGCGTGATTCGGGCAACACGATTCTGGCGAAGGAGTTTCGCGGCGGCGTGCTGGTGATGACGGGCGCGAACAGCGCCGTGGGCCTGCGCTCGATGCCGGTGCGGTATCTGTTCCTCGACGAGGTGGACGGCTACCCGCTGGACGTCGAGGGCGAAGGCGACGCGATTTCGCTGGCGGAGGCGCGCACACGCACCTTCGCGCGGCGCAAGATCTTCATCGTCTCGACGCCGACGATCTCGGGCGCGTCGGCCATCGAGCGTGAGTACGAAGCCAGCGACCAGCGTCGCTACTTCGTGCCGTGCCCGCATTGCTCGCACCGGCAATGGCTGCGCTTCGAACAGTTGCGCTGGGACAAGGGCGCGCCGGAGACGGCGGCCTACATCTGTGAGTCCTGCGACACCGCGATTGCCGAGCACCACAAGACGTGGATGCTCGAACACGGCGAGTGGCGCGCGATGGCCGAAGGCACGGGCAAGACCACGGGATTTCATCTCTCCTCGCTCTACAGCCCGGTCGGCTGGCGCGCGTGGTGCGACATCGCCGCCGCGTGGGAAGCCGCCGTCAGCAAGGAATCCGGCTCGGCGGCGGCGATCAAGACCTTCAAGAACACCGAACTGGGTGATACCTGGGTCGAGGAAGGCGAAGCACCCGATTGGCAACGACTGGTCGAACGCCGCGAGGATTACCGCGTCGGCAGCGTGCCGCTGGGCGGCCTGCTGCTGGTCGGCGGCGCGGACGTGCAGAAGGATCGCATCGAAGCATCCATCTGGGCCTTCGGTCGCGGCAAGGAAGCGTGGCTCGTCGAACATCGCGTGCTGATGGGCGATACCGCCCGCGACGCGGTGTGGAAGCGCCTCGGCGAGTTGATCGCCGAGAACTGGACGCACGCGTCGGGCGCGGCGATGCCGTTGGCCCGATTCGCGCTGGACACGGGCTTTGCGACGCAGGAGGCCTACGCGTTCGTGCGGGCCTGCCGCGATCCCCGCGTGATGGCGGTCAAGGGCGTGCCGCGTGGCGCAGCGCTGATCGGCACACCAACGGCCATCGATGTCTCGCAGGGCGGCAAGAAGCTGCGCCGGGGCATCAAGGTGTTCACGGTGGCGGTCGGCATCGCCAAGCTGGAGTTCTACAACAACCTGCGCAAGAGCGCGGATGTCAGCGAGGACGACGTGACCACGGTCTACCCGACGGGGTTCGTCCACTTGCCCAAGATCGACGCCGAGTTCATCCAGCAGCTCTGTGCCGAGCAACTGATCACCCGCCGCGACCGCAACGGTTTCCCTGTGCGCGAGTGGCAAAAGATGCGCGAGCGCAACGAGGCGCTCGACTGCTACGTGTACGCCCGCGCGGCCGCTTCGGCGGCGGGGCTGGATCGCTTCGAGGAACGCCACTGGCGGGAACTGGAGCGCCAACTCGGGATGGAACGGCCACCGGATGAGCCGCCCCCGATTCAAACCTTCGACCCAGACGAGGCCACCCAACGCGGTGGCCTCGCTGTTTCTGCAACCCCATCACGTCGGCGGGTCATCAAGAGCCGCTGGCTGTCCTGACCCATCGAGGAGTTTTCATGAGTCTTGCCACACGCATCGAGAGCCTGGTCATCCGGGTCGCCCAGGAGTTCAACGACGTCCGCGCGACCGCAGGCAACCTGGCCAGCCTGTCCACCACCGACAAATCGAGTCTGGTCGCGGCGATCAACGAGTTGAAGGCTGCGGTGCTGTCCTCGACGGCCATCGACGACAACCAGATCGCCACTTCCACCACCTACTCGTCGAACAAGATCGTGTCGCTGCTCGATGCCCTCAAGGCCGACATCTTGGGTGGAGCGGACGCCGCCTACGACACCCTGGTCGAGATCCAGCAGCTGCTGCAGAACGGCACGAGCGGACTGGATGCGCTCCTGGCCGCAGTCAACCTGCGCGTGCGCTTCGACGCGGCGCAGACCCTGACGGTGGCCGAGCAGCTGCAGGCCCGCACCAACATCGGTGCGGTTGCTGCTGCCGATGTCGGCAACACCGACGCCGACTTCGTCGTCATCTTCGACGGGGCGCTGGCCTGATGAGTCTCGCGTCCAGCATCGCCGCGCTGGCGGCGCGCATCGGCTTCGAGGTGAAAACCAAGATCGACGCCACGCATCCCGGCATCGCCCGGGTGTGGGTCAGCTTCGGCTACGTCAACGGTCAGGTCGTGATCGCCAGCGCGCACAACGTCGCCAGTGTCGTGCGCACGGCGGCGGGCCGCTACCGGGTGCGTTTCGCCGTGGCGATGCCGGATGCGAACTACTGCTGGACGGCGCTCGCCCGCAGCAGCACCAACAGCGGCATGCAACGCGTGGCCATCGTGCGTGCCAGCTCCGATCTGAAGACCACGCAGTACGTCGACATCTCCTGCGCGACGACCGCTGCGTCGTTCGACGACTCCTCCGAAATCAACCTCGTGGTGTACCGCTGATGGCCTACACAGAAGTCCAACTCCAGGCGCTGGAAGCCGCGCTCGCCAAGGGCGAGAAGCGCGTGAGCTTCGGCGACAAGACCGTGGAGTACCGCTCGGTCGAGGAACTGAAAGACGCGATCCGCGAGGTCAAGCGCGGTCTGCTGGAACAGGCCGCCGCCAGCGGACTGTGGCCGGGTGCGCCGCGTCAGATCCGCGTCACCACGGGCAAGGGGTTCTGACATGGCGTGGTTCGCCCAAACCGTGCGACGCCTGTTCGGCCAGTCGCCGGTTCACGAAGCCGCAGGCCGGGGCCGACGCTCGCTGGCGTGGATGCCCGGCAATCCCGGCGCTGTCGCCGCGATGCTGGCGACCCACACCGACCTGCGCATCAAGAGCCGCGACCTCGTGCGTCGCAATGCGTGGGCGCAGGCCGCGCTCGACGCCTTCGTCGCCAACGCCGTCGGTACCGGCATCAAACCGCAGAGCCTGTCGGGCGACGAACGGTTCAAGGCCGACGTGCAGGCGCTGTGGCGCGACTGGACGGAGGAAGCCGACGCGGCGGGCCAGACCGATTTCTACGGCCTGCAAGCCTTGGCATGCCGCTCGATGCTCGAAGGCGGCGAATGCCTGATCCGGCTGCGCCCGCGCCGTGTCGAGGACGGCTTGGCCGTGCCCTTGCAGCTTCAACTGCTGGAGTCGGAGCACCTGCCGATCCACCTCAATACCGATCTGCCGTCGGGGAACGCGGTGCGCTCGGGCATCGAGTTCGATGCGCTGGGTCGGCGCGTCGCCTACCACCTGTACCGCTCGCATCCGGAGGACGGTCGGCTCGCGCCGATGTCGGGCCAGGGCGGAATGGAGACCGTGCGCGTGGATGCGCGCGAGGTCATCCACCTCTACCGCGTGCTGCGCCCCGGCCAGATTCGCGGCGAGCCGTGGCTGTCGCGTGCGCTGGTCAAGCTCAACGAACTCGACCAGTACGACGACGCCGAGCTGGTGCGCAAGAAGACTGCCGCGATGTTCGCGGGCTTCGTCACGCGCCAGAACCCCGAGGACAGCCTGATGGGCGAAGGCGCTGCCAACGGCGACGGCATCGCGCTCGCCGGACTGGAACCGGGCACGCTGCAGATTCTGGAACCGGGTGAGGACATCAAATTCTCCGATCCCGCCGACGTGGGCAGTTCGTATTCCGAGTTCCTGCGCACGCAGTTCCGCGCGGTCGCCGCCGCCATCGGTATCACCTACGAGCAACTGACCGGCGACCTAACGGGCGTGAACTACTCGTCCATCCGCGCTGGGCTGCTGGAGTTCCGCCGCCGCTGCGAAATGGTGCAGCACGGCGTCCTGGTGCATCAGATGTGTCGTCCGGTGTGGGCCGCGTGGATGAAGCAGGCCGTGCTCTCGGGCGCTCTCGATGCACCGGGTTTCGCGCGCGGCGGGCCCACGCGCCGCCGCCAGTACCTCGCGGTGAAGTGGATTCCGCAAGGCTGGCAGTGGGTCGATCCGGAGAAGGAATACAAGGCCATGCTGATGGCGATCCGCGCGGGCCTGATGAGCCGCTCGGAAGCCATCTCGGCCAACGGCTACGACGCCGAAGACGTCGACCGCGAGATCGCCGCCGACAACCAGCGCGCCGACGACCTCGGCCTGATCTTCGATTCCGACCCTCGCTACACGTCAAAGGACGGAGGCAGCGCGGAACCCAACCGCAACGCCGTCACGCCCGACACCACCGGCAGCGATTCCATCGCCTGACCGTTCTTCCAGAAGGATTCCCATGACCGTGCTGCCTCATCTGGCGGCGCGCCTGTTTGGCGTGCCGCTGGCGATCCATCGCCCGAAACTCGACGTCATCCTCTCCGTGCTCGGCGCGCGCATCGGCCTCACCGATCTCGCCGCACCCGTGGGCTACACGCCGGTGACGCGCGCGCCGACGCCCGCCAGCGGCAAGGTCGCCGTCATCCCGATCCACGGCACGCTGGTGCGCCGCACCTCTGGTCTCGAGGCCGAATCAGGCCTCGCCAGCTATACCGGCATCGCCGCGCAACTGGACGCCGCGCTCGCCAGCCCCGAGGTCGCGGCCATCCTGCTCGACGTCGATTCGCCCGGCGGTGAATCAGGTGGCGTGTTTGATCTGGCCGACCGCATCCGGGCGGCGGCGCAGGCGAAGCCGGTCTGGGCCGTGGCCAACGACATGGCGTTCTCGGCGGCCTACGCGCTGGCGTCCGCCGCCACACGCGTGTTCGTCGCGCGCACCGGCGGCGTTGGCTCTATTGGCGTCATCGCCATGCACGTCGATCAGTCGGCGAAGGACGCGAAGGACGGCGTTCGCTACACCGCCGTGTTCGCGGGCGAACGCAAGAACGACCTCAACCCGCACGAGCCGATCTCCGACGCCGCGCACGCAGTGCTC